GATTCCATTTTGCTTCTAATTTTAGAAGCCATTGTACCTAATTGAGACTTATCAATACCTAAACTATCAATAACCTGTGCTACCAATTGTAATTTTTGAGTAGGGTTTAGTTTTGCATCTTTAATTTTATCAATTGCTTGAGATAATTTTACTTTAATTCCAGATGGAATTGTAACGTTTGGTAATTCAGTAGATACCGATTCTTTTTTTGAAGCTCTTAAATCTGCCAAATCATCGCTCTCAATATCACCATCCTTATCAACATCTAATTCTTTTTGTCCACCAACCAATTCTTCGTTTTTTTCACCCTTACCATTCCAAGCTGTATCTACTTTGTTAAAAAATGCTTTCTTTTCATCATCGTTCATATCGTTGATACCTTTACCAGCTTTTTCCAATGCTTTAGCAAAAAAAGCCTGATACTCAGACTCTTCTGTCATTACCTCTTTAACTAATTCTTTTAGTCTTTCTTTAGTTATGTTCATATTATAATGTTCTAATTTTTTCTGAAAGGTTCATTAATCTTTCTTTGATTTTATGTAAACTTTTATTTGTTCTTTTATAGTAATCATCTCTTTTAACCCCATTCTCATTCTTTATCTTGGAGTACCAATTCACAAATTTTTCTACCTCACCCAATTGTTGTTTGATAGATGTTATACCTCTACTCATTTTAGCTTTAGGAGAACCATCTTCTTTTTTAATTGCCAACCAACGATTTTCATTTAAACTAGCTTCTTCATCATCTTTTGCTAATATCATACCACTCTTATCTGCAATTTCACCAGAATCACTACAATCAGTTCCGGTTGGTTTTATTTCTAGTGGTTTTTTAGAATTAGCAGGAACATCGTTTTTTAACCAATCCTTTGCTTCTTCTAAATCATCAACCACCTCACCACCAGTTACTTTAGCTAATCTATTATTTTTCTTTGCAGTAGAGCCCGGTTTAGAAAATGCAGCAGGTGTGTTATAGCCAGCTACATTACCAGTTACAGACATTTCTTCTAATTCGTTTTCGTCTTGGATTTCTTTAACTATACCTCTAATTATTTCCTTTAGTCTATTTGACATTTACCTTTGATTTTAATTCTTTGATTAACTCATAAGAAAGCATTATAGATGAAACATTATTATCAGATACAGTTTTACCAATTTTCATTTTTTCTAAAACAGAAATAGTTTCTGACAATTTAATTGTAGTTACTTTATCTGATATTTTAGATTTAATTGCTTTTAACTCTTTCACAATTTGTGGAAGTTCTATTGCTAAATAATCTTTAAATTTAGATGTATTAGACATATTGTTAATATACTCTTTTAATAAACCTTTTTGTTTATCATCTAAATTTGTATATTTTTTATTAAAAGTTTCAACAAGAATCTTATAGGTTAGTAATCGTAGGTCTTTATCTTGTTGTTTGTAGGTTTCTATTAGTTTTGTACTATCAGAAGTAGGTTCAACTTTATTTGCAGTTGGTCTTGAAATAATATTTTCAATTAATGTAATCTTAGAATTGAATACATCTTTAATATCGTAGTTTTCTGATTTTTTAGATTCAAATACTTTATATATTGAAGCTAATACTTTATAGTTAGTTATGGGTGATGTTAAAAATTGCTCTAATTCAAATTTTGAATTAATCTCTTTAATAAGATTGTATTTTTCTTTAGATAATTTAACTACATTTAATTTTGAATGAGCTTGAGATACAGTTTCAACAAACATTTCAGCTTTTGCTTCTGAATTGTATTTTTCTTTTAATAGTAAATCATAAAGACGTAATTCTTTATTTAATTCAGTACCTGCTGCAAAGAATTCCTTTACTATATGTTTTGCGTTCTCCGTTTTGTCCCCATTAAGAACTTCTAGTGTTATTTGTCTTACTAATAATTCAAATAACACTCCAGTGTTCTTAACTTTGGAATGTTTTATTTTTTTCATTTATTTACCCTATAATTTAACCTATGTCCATAAACTAACACATATAAATATAAACTTTTTAATGTTTATTAAAATTTACTGTCATCTAACAGGTTTTTTTCATCCAAAAGGTCTGATTTTTCTGATTTTTCACTCAAAATCTTCTTTTTTGCCGAAATTCCGTTTAAATATTGTTGTGCTAATTTTTTATTTGATTCATTAGTTCTAGTTTCCCTCTTTCTCTCTTTCTCATTTTCTTTATTTCCCAACGGGTCTCTACCCAATGGATGTTTATCTTTTCCGTAAGTATTTCCCTCTCTTGGTCTACCACCTTTATCTACAATCTCCTGCTTCATTTTTTCAATCTCCTCCTCAACATTTTGTTGTTGTGGTGGGTTTGCTGGGTCTTGCCCTTGCTGTTCAATTGAATTATAACGGAATCTATCTTTAAGGTCTAATACCATTTTAGCTCTTTCCATATCCATCTCATCTTCACTCATACCAAATACATTATGGTAAACCCAATCAGTAGATAACATATTTAAGGATTTCATGTCAGTTGCTAATCTAACTTTTTCACTCCAAAGATTTACTTTCTCTTGCTCATATATTGTAGAAGCATTAGTTAAAGTAAGTTGGAAGTTTGTCATTTCAGCATCATCAATACCCTGTCCAGCTAAGTGAACGATTGCAATCTTATATAATTCACTAACGATTGTTCTTTGAATTCTTTCAATAGTTCTAGCAAAACGAACATCCTGTGCTGCTAAAGTTGCTTTACCATTTACATCTTCCTCATATCCCAAAAATGCTTTAGGTATTTTAAGTGCTGCAAATAATTTAGCTTTTAAGTAATCAATATCTTCAACTGCTGAATAATCCAAACCAGCTAAGTTATCAATTGATGTACCACTATCACCGCCTCTAACAGGTAAGAAGAAATCTTCCGTAAGGTTTTGAATATTATATTTTAAGTTGTAATCGCCTGTATTTTTATCAACAAATGGAGTTTTCTTCATTTTATTGATAATCTTTTGCATATAGTTATCAACTTCATTCGGGTTGATGTTACCAATATCAATTTTAAATATTCTTTTTTCGGGAGCTCTCATAATACGATGAATTAACATCGCATCTTCCATTAATTGTAATTGTTTCCAAACTCTACGACCATTTTCAATCATGGCCTTACCATATGGGAGGAAGTTGGTATCTGATAATAAACGGAAGTGGGCCATTTCATAGTTCTCATATTCCTTTTTACCAAATCTATCTAATTCAACTTTAAACTTAACATAGTTTTGATTCATTGGGTCAGTACCTTCCAATCTTTCAGTATTATATACAGAATATGGAGTTACATTAATAATACCCTTACCTTCTGCCATTTCCAATGCTAAAAAGAAATCACCATATTTTACCAAGTTTCTTGTCCAAGGCCAAAGGTTAAATTCTATGTTTATAATATCATAAAATAAGTTATGAAGTATTGCACTTACATTTTCGTTTGATGATTTGATTGCTAATATATCACCATATTCATTCTTTGTTGTGGATTCATCTGAATAGATATCTAATGCAGATGCGATAATAGGGTCATTATCCATAGCATCGTAATCTCTGAATAATTCTCTACGAACCTGATGGTATGCCATTGATTGTGCACCCTGATTAGTTTCATAGTATGACCTTTGTAATTTTGTATATCTATCTCTAAGATTTACAAAATTTGTACTCATTTGCTTTTCATCCGTATCAACAACTCTGCGCTTACCATCTTTATCAACGGTAACAATAGCGTTTGTTGAGAATAATTTCTTTAGTCTACCAAAAAAACTTTTACTATCATCTAATTCTTGCTCTGCCATAATTTATTTTATCAGTTTTCTATTTTGACATTATATAACATAAATATCGTAAAATATCAAAACACTACAACCATTGGGATAAATCTTCAAATCCATCACCAACTTTCATCTTCCAAGGGTTATCATTCATAGTATCACCACCACCATATATTCCTTGAGATGTATTTGATGTTATACCACTTACCGCTTGTTTTGTTAAATCAATACCTTCTTGTCTTAATCTAAGTGCAGTATCCCTTACCCATAATCCAATTGAGAATGCCATCACCAAGTCATCGTTATAACCCTTCATAGCTTCTGCCCTACCATTCATATAAATAAATGTAAACAATTCATCTATCAAACGAGTAGAACGAACTATTACAGCTTTCTCTCTAAAATAATCCGTTAATTTAGATATAATCAAAGGCCTAGTCTTAGATGTGGTTGAAAATCCAGCTACCAATCCTCTATCTTCTGCTCTATATCTATTTGACATTTGATTCTCAACATCAATATATTTTAAATCCTTACTCATATAGAATAAGTTTTTATAACCCCTATCTATTACTTGCTGAATTGTTGCCCAACCAATATTTGCATTCTCCACTACAAGTAATGCATCATTATATTCGGTTGAAAGTGCTACTAAAAAGTTTCCAAAATCTTTTGTATCAACTTTACCTTTATATTCAGCTACTTGCGTTGAATTAACTATGTCAATTACATGGCATGTAGAGTAATCGGCCCCATCACCTCTGGCTACATCGGCCACTACCATATACGATTTAGAATAATCCGCATGTTCCCATTTCCAAAGGTTTCCATCAAACCCACCCCTTTCAATTGGGTCTTGAATATATGTTTCTTTGTAAAACATTAATAATTCAGGTTCAATTACAGTTTCACCAGAACTTACGAAATCACAATCACACTCTTGAGCTGCTTTCTTTACACCTAATAATTTCTCTTGCTCATCTCTCCATTTTTGGTCTCTTTCAGGGTGTACTGTCCAATGTAATCTAATTGTATTGAATGGATTTCTACTTTCCTCTGCACCAATCCAAGTTTGGTGAAACCAATTACCAACACCATTAGGAGTAGATAGTGCAATACAACTACCACCCGTTGATAAAGTTGATTGTGCTGATACCCAAATCTCATCGATATCATCAATAAAAGCTGCCTCATCAAATATTAGAAGTGATAAGGCTTCAGAACGTCCTGCATCAGGAGATGAAGCAATAGCCTTAATTTGAGAACCATTTTGCAAACGAAGGGAAAGTTTATTATCTTCCATAGAACCTCCTTTAAGCCACGTTGGAAGTAAATCATGCATTACTCTTACTTTTGTTACTAAATTCTTTGCTACTTCTTGCTTTGTTGCAATTACTAATACATTAAAATCAGAATTGAATATCATTTTCCAAAGTGAGAACCCAGCACAAAGTGTTGAGATACCAGTTTGACGTGATTTTAGGACTACATTAAATCTATTATCTTTAAATTGAGTTAAGGTCTTTTCCTGAAATGGAAATAATTGAAAAGGTATCTTTCCTCTAACCGGATGCTGAATCATACAATACTTCTTCATAAAGTGAATCGGGTCTAACGCACACTTTTTGTATTCTTCTGCAATAATCTCTTTTAGGGATTTCTTTTGTGTTATACCAGTACTCATATTAGTCTTTAAGTCGTCTTACTAAATCGTAATTTTTATCTTTCAATTTTTCATAAGCTTCATTTCTTAGTTTTGTAACTTCTTCTATTTCTTTTTCAAAATTAACAATATCCGTCATTATTTCTGCTTTCAATTCATTAACATCTCGTTCCATACTCCAAGTTTCAATGGTTCCATCTTCTTGAACTACTTCATATGTTTGTTTAGTATCGTTATATGCTTGTTGAAATTGTGCAATTACATCCTTACCATGTGCAATCATATTAGAATACATTTTATAATCTTCGTATTCTTTCCATAACCCATCATACTTAATTTGAGCTTCTCTTAAAGCAAGACAATGTAAACAATATCCAGTTTTAGAAATTAATTTTTTATCAACCCTGCCTACTTTTATTGTTTTACAATTTTCAGATTTGCAAGTGTTTAATTTATCTAAATACGCTCTAACATCAGCCATAGTATCACCCAATTCGGATGTTTCTATTTTACCCGCTTCTAATTGCTCCCAAGATCTACCATCCACATCAGTCCATTTTTCACCAACTTTTCTCTTTATCTTTTCTTTATCTGCCCCAGAAAATGAAATAAATGATTCCTTTTCATATTCAGCACCATGCATTACCATATCCACTAACTTCCTACGAGTTGGATGCATAAACTTTTTATTGAATTCCTTTGCCATATTACTTACGATATATTTGTATATATAAGTATATCAAAA